CAACCTGTTCTATTTCTTCTGTAATGAGTTTCATTATTGGACTCCTGATATTTGAACCTGTTGTGCAAATAATTGACCAGCTGTTGTATGGTCAGTCACCGCTGAAACAGCCAATTGTCTTCTTGCCGCTGCAGTAGTAACAACTGCGTTATCTGAGTTAAGAGCTCGACTGTCATGATCAATCGTTAATTTTGCACCAAATTGTGCGTATCCAATCGTTCTAGCTTCCTGTACTGAAACAATTTTTGCTGTCGTATTGAATCCAGTGACACCAGTGACACCAGATATTACAATCACATCATTAACTTTAAATGGATTTCCCATTCCCTCTGGGAGTGTAATGACTGTCGCAGCTCCCTTTGTAATTCCAGCAACTCCGATAGAACTAACTCTACCTAAATTTAAAGTTGCAGAAGTATTTGCAGGGACATAATAATCAGTTGTAGTTGCAGGCCCAGTGGTTCCAATAGCTACATGTTGACCAGCGTTTTTAGCAACAACTCTAAGTGTGTCCGATTGTACTGTAAAAGTTTGTGAAGCACTTGTTTGATTCGTTGCAAAACTAAA